GTGAAACCTGGAGACACACAAGAGTCTGTAGCCAAGTTTTTCAAAGTACCACTTTCCCGTGTGAAGCGTGCTGGTAAATTTGCACCAAATAAAAGGATTGTGTTTCGTGCCAATGTTTTCAGCCACAAGCGGGGGTGGGCGACTGGACCACTTCTGGTTGATGCATCTGGCAAGGCTATCAAAGACCCTCGTAAGGCCGATAGAAACTATCCTGGGCTAAACTACGAACGCTACTGTAGCTCATTCTGTGTCAAGGACAAGGGAATCAAGGTCGGAAAGACTCATCCCAAGGTCGGAAAGAAGACTGTCTAGATCTACTGTATTTTCAACATCAAAAGACATATCAAATATATCCATTATATTGAAAATGGCTTCACTCTCCAATGACACAACGTTTGACTGCGCTGTGTAATTGTTCTGAACCGTCACTGTAACCTTAAACTGCGAAACGTCAAATACTTTTCTACAAAGGGGACAAGTATTCTTACCTTTACTTTTCCATTCCTCTAGACAGTGGGAATGAAACATATGTCCACAACGGATCGGAGGATTAGTCCTTGTTGACCTTACCTCATTGAGACATATGGCACATGGCGACATTCTAGAGTATGGGTTCAAAGTTTTTACGAGAATTTATCACACCGTCTAATAGGTCTTGGACATGTCGGTGTATCGGTCGCATGGATCGCAAGTCGCACGGGATTGTTCTTGAAGCTTGGTCAAGAACTCTGGACCTTGCTTTTGAAGAGCTTGGCGGAAAGAATAGTTGTCTTCAAAGCTAATACCATTTTGTTGCATCAAATAGTTGTTGGTGAGTTGGGCTGAGGAGTGGATCGTGAAGCATCTGCCATCGGCCATTCCAAGTCGTTGAGACATCTTTATTAAATTAGGTCTAGAAATTAATTTCTAGTTTCCTCCCCCATACCATATGTGTCTACGAATGCCATTTCCTGACCACCATAAGCACTGGTATCTGGGAAATTTCTCATGTTTGTTGTCACATCAAGATAATTACCAGTTTCTGAATCACTCCTGTAAATATGCATCTTATTAGTTTCACCGCATGGTTTTGTTCCAGCGGGACCTATTCTCAATTTTGGGCCATGATAGTTACCCATGGTCACAGGACCATAAGGGCCAAGTTTTGCTGATTCTGCGCCACTTGGAGTTTTACACGAAAACTTATAGTATTTATTCCATGGTGTTGTGGCAAGTCTATAGTAGAACAGGTGTTCACCATCTGGGTTATTAACCTGGTGTCTAATACCATCAGATTTTGAATACAAACCAATTGGTGCGGGGGTAGTGGGGGTGGAGGGGGTGGAGGGTCCTGTGGACGAGGGACCCGTTTTCTTATCATCCTCGCCACCCATCATGAGAGCAACAGCACCCACCGAGGATGACATCATCATTAAGACAACGACACCAATTATGGCAGCTTGGGACATTTATAGTAACTTGAGATTAAAAATTAATTTGCCTAAATAAGGCTAATTGGCATAATAGATTTTGGATAGTTACTGAGATTTTTTCCAGTGCCATCACTTCTTAAGAGGTGCCAACAACCATTGGATTGTTGGCCAATTGTATCACATCCAGACGTTGTTTCACATGTTTCAGCGACAGACATGTATTGACTGGTACTAATGCATGGACCTCCCTCTACAAAACCATAAGTTTCAGAAACTGGACTAATTTCCTGAAGCGCCTTGGGGTAGTTACTAGGAGTTTTACTAGTACCACCACTCTTCAAAAGATGCCAACAGCCGTTAGATTGTTGTCCGATGTAATCACATCCCTCAGTAGCTCTACACATATTTCCAGCCATTAACGCATCGTTGTGACACCCACCATCTCCAATATAAGAAAACGAAGATGGAGTAGGTGTACTTGATGGTCCCGGAGACGATGGACCTGGGGACGAGGGACCTGTGGAACTTGATTCATCACCACCCATCATGAGAGCAACAGCACCCACCGAGGATGACATCATCATTAAGACAACGACACCAATTATGGCAGCTTGGGACATTTATAGTAACTTGAGATTAAAAATTAATTTGCCTATTTGTGATCGTCTGGAGCCACGAGTTGAACCCCTTGGCCCGCAGGTGTTCAACCATAGGTTCGCATTTGTGTCCCAAAAATACATCAAAGACATCCTTCTCAATGGTTGGAGAGACCCGAATCTGGGGATCGTCGTTAATGTGTTGATTGATAATATTGTACGCAAAAGCAATCTCCTTGAGGGTCTCCGCACCCGTGATAATAATCTTGCCAGTCGAGAAGATACTCGTTGTAATTTCTTTCATATCTTGAGCAGGCTGAAACTTAATTTTCACGGCACTGTACCTGTCAGGTTCAAAAGAGACTTTGAAGATATCGGAATGATTCTCAAAGTGTTGTGCGACTCTCATGAGGTTGATGTTGTAGTTGAGACTGAAGTTTGAGTTGATCATAACAACTCGGAAGGAGTCCACTGGCATTTGGACTTCCATTCCCAGAAATGTCTTGAAGATATGGGTCAATTGGGTAATGATCCTTTTACAATCAAAGAGATCACAGCAACCAGCCACTTGAATAGAGCCATTTGGGAAAACTTTTACAGACTTGGTACTGTAACTGTCATGGTATGTAAGGGTCACCTGATTGTAGAAAGTTGTTGGTTTCAATTTCCATTCAAAACCTGCAGTAGCACCCTCGGTACCAACACGTTTCAACTTGTATGACCCCAACCCCTCAAAAGTGCTGCGAAGTTTCTTTATGTCGATGTCTTGGATAAAGCTTGAGACCATTGTAATTGTCGTAATCTTTATCCAAGAAGGTCTTGTCTCCTCGGGAAGCTCCTTCCTAAACTCATCAAGGGTGAGGAGGTAGGAAAAGCTGTTGTTGGCAATCGCCGAATACATTTTTTGACTTGAGTTTTGGGTTGGGTAGAGGTGACTTAGGAAGAAGAAGTGTTTTTCCACGATGGACTCGCCGCACTAAAATCATATTCAAGCTTATATTTTGCTCCGCTTATGGTTGGTGTTTGTTTAACAACGGTAGTTCCATCAGTTCCAAGTATTTGGACTTTACATCCATTGATACGTCCATCACCATCACCTCTATTATAAAGTATAACTTTACCAATTTCTTTACTTGTTCCCAAATCAATTTTTACAAAATCATTGTGTGATTGATTTTGGTCACATATGGTGTGACCAAAGTTCTCAACATTACCAACAATCCCATCTACGAATCTAGATCCAGTTCCATCAAGTCCATGAAAGCCTCTACCACTCGATACACCCATTCCTTGTGAAATCTTTGTTCCACTCTTGTCATAAACTTCTATTTCTTGAAGATTGATTACTCTTGACTTTTCACACTCGTCGTAACCACTAGCATCATAGGCAACCGTGTGTATAACCTGAACATAGCGACCCTTTGGTGGTCCGCTTGGGGGTGTGGACGATGGTCCAGTTTTCTTATCATCCTCGCCACCCATCATGAGCATGGCGGCACTTGCCGATGATGACATCATCATTAGGACAACAACACCAATTATGGCAGCCTGGGACATGTTTATATTATACTTAGAGATTATATTCCCTTGTAAACCAAATGACTTCATTCATCAAGTCAGCCAAGGCTGTCTACGATGTTGAGTCTGAACTCGAATACGTTGAGATTGAGTATGAACGCTTTGTTCGGGGTAAGGGCTACGAGACCTATGTAGACTACATCAACACAAAGCCCCTCGCCGATTGGGTTGTTCTCACATCAAAAACACAGTCTATCCCTTACGAAAAGTTTTTGGATACAATGTGCGAAAAAACCCTCGAGGTTCGTCAAAAAATGGCCGAATTGGCCCTCGAAAACATCGTGGCTGATAAACAGCACATAAATACATATATTCGCACAGCCAACGCGAGTACCATTTTGGATTCCACCTTCCAGCCACCTTGGATTAATGTGAAGAGTGCTTGGCAGAGGGAGTTTATCAAAAAGTTTTGTGAAGATACTCTTTTGGATCTAATTCAAAGATCTACAGACGAATCAAGACTTGACTACTTTTTTAGCGTCTTATGTAGTATAGAATTAGGGCAATAGCCAAAAGACAGATGAGAGCTCCGATGATGGAGAACTTTGGGTTATTGGCAACACCTACGACAACACGCTCAACGAACTTTCTATCATTCTTTGTAAATCCTGGGTCAATATTTCGTCGTGGATGGAGTGGTCTAGATAAAGAACACCCACTTGTAGATTCGGCGCAGAGACCATAGTCACAGTAAACACTACG